GAAACGGAAGATCCAGGGCTATATTGGCTGGTGGCCGCTGATTACGAGCGCACCAGAGCTGAATTCGACTACCTAGTACAGGATTTTGCCTCTTTAGGCATTCTTTCCGAAGTCTCTAAAAGAGTAGACCCGGGACGAATTATCCTGGCGGACGGAACCAGGATAGAAACAAAGTCCGCAAAAGATCCCCGGACACTAGCTATGAAAGCGCCTAACGGTATTATTGGATGCGAGGCGTCTCAGCTAGACCTGGAATCTTTTCACAGGCTCCGCAGCAGATGCGCCCCCAAACGAGGGTGGCTGTTCCTGGCAGGCACGTTTGAAGGGTCTTTAGGCTGGTATCCACAGCTATTTCAGACCTGGCAGCACGGCGGGGACGAAGAACAAAGCTTCTCCTTGCCCAGCTACTCTAATCTACACCTGTATCCAAAGGGTAAGGCAGACCCCGAAATACTGCGGCTAAAGGCTATGGCCTCCGACGAGTTCTTTATGGAAAGAATTGAGGGAGTACCCACCCCGCCGCAAGGACTGGTATTCGGAGAGTTTAGGGCAGACCTACACATTACCGATAAAGCTAAGTGGGTCGTCGGAGAGCCGGTGCAACTCTGGATAGACCCGGGATACGCCGGGGCTTACGCCGTTGAAGTCGTTCAGGAAATCAACGGGCAACTATGCGTTGTAGATGAGATATACGAACAAGGACTTATTACCGAGGAAATCATAAACATAGCCCAGACTAGACCCTGGTGGAAAGACGTTCAAGGAGGAGTAATAGATATCGCCGGGTATCAACATCAGGCTATGTCCGCCCCCGCAGAGATATGGCTAGAGAAAACCGGAGTATACCTATCCGCCCAGAAGATCCGAATTAACGAAGGTACGGAACGGCTAAAGAGCTTTTTGAAGACCGATCCGATTTCTAATGCTCCAAAAATCATTTTTAACTCAACTTGTAATGGAATTCTGTCAGAATTCGGTGTAGTCCCTAGCCCTTTTGACGGCCAAACGAGGGCCTATCGCTGGAAAACCGACAGAGATGGTAATATAGTAGGTGAATCTCCTGACGATAAAAACAATCACGGAGTGAAGGCCGTTGTTTATGGCTTAGTTGATAAGTACGGTTATGGTCATGTCGGTAATCGCAGCTTTATTAAAGTTAAGAGGTGGACCTAGTGGCTCGTCGTAAAGTAGAAGAAATTATTGACTTAGTTGATTCTCACTACACCGCCACCGAATCAATGCGAACTCGCATGGACGCAGATCACAGGCTCTATCGAATGGAGCCCTATGACGCTGGCGATGGGTATAGGTCTTATACCAGTAACGAACCACAGACTTATGCCGATAAAATGATTTCCTGGATGGCTAGTGCCGATCTTGTTATCAGAATTCCGCCTAACGGTAATCCGAGAAATACCAGGGAAACTAATAACGATAAAGAGAGATTCATTATCGGCGCTCTAAAGGCCGCGGACGAAAGACTCTCTAATAAAATGATGCCCAGCCTTAGAAGCCAGTTGGCTTGGTATATCTCCTTGAGAGGCTGGTACGCAGGTAGGGCTCTATTAATAAAGCCCGATAACGATACGACTTATATTGATATTACCCCCTGGGACCCAATGCATACCTACTGGGGAGTAGATGCCGACGGACTGTCGTGGGCCTGCTATAAAACTAAAAAAACCCGTGGGGAGATAGAACGACAGTATAACGTCAGACTTGGCGCTGAACGGGAAGACGAAGACGGAGTAGAGGTCTATGACTTCTATGACCGAGAGGATAATTACGTTGCGATACCCAATCGCTTTATTAAGAAACGAACTAGGCATACCCCTGATGTAGAAGGTAGTCACGGGGTTGTGCCTGTTTTCTTAGGCCCGGTAGGCGCTAATCCCTTAATTCAATCGCTTGAATGGTCTTCTATAGAAGATACAGTAGAGGATTACGGGGAATCTGTATTTAAATCCACTAGAGAACTGTACGAAAATCATAATTTCATGATGTCCGTTATGCTGGAGCTAACGGCCCGCTCTCGAAAGCAGGGACTAAAGATTAGCTCTCGTGACGGCGGCAAAACCCTAGAGGAAGATCCGTATAAAGAAGGTACGGAAATTTCCCTGGCCCAAGGAGAAGACGTTCAACCGCTAGGACTCATGGAGGTCGCAAGAGAGACAGGAGCCTTTATGGGCCTTGTGTCTGGAGAAATGCAGCGGGGATCAATTCCCCACTCTGTGTACGGAGAACTACAGTTCCAATTGTCTGGATTCGCTATAAATACCCTTCGACAAGGGGTGGAGACTATGCTGTCTCCTAGAATTATATCCCTTGAGCAGGCGTATAAGCAGATATGTAACCTACTTTGCGACCAGTATTCGACGGGAGCCTACTCGGCTATGGAACTGTCGGGAAGAGATAATAACCGGATGTACTTCTCTGACACAATTACGCCGGACACAGTTAAGAACGGCGGCAATATAGAGGTTTCCGTTGTCGCTAGACTGCCTCAAGACGATATGTCTAAGTACTCTATGGCTCAAATCGCCCGCGAAGGGCCGACTCCACTGCTGCCGGATCTATGGATTCGAGATAATGTTCTGGGTCTACAGGACGCAGACCAAATCGAGGATACCGTTAAAGAGCAGATAGCCGAGCGTACACTGCCGGAAGCAGGAATATGGAGCCTCTATCAAGCGGCTGTAAAACAAGGGCGAGAAGACCTCGCTCAATTCTACGCTGGAGAACTAACGGCAATGCTATTGAGTAAAGCCAAGGCATTGTCGGATAATCTAGGGGGCGGGGCACCGCCTGGCCCATCCCCAGGTGCAGTACCTCCAGTGCCAATGGGTGCCCCGCCTGAAGGCGGAGTCCCACCGATGCCTCCTCCAGAGGTGTTGCCTCCGGCAGCGGCTGGAGTGCCGCCTCCGGTTCCAACTCCACAGGCAGGCCCGGTAGTTCCGCCAGGACAACCGAGGCCGGGAGCGCAAGGAGAGCAGGAGCGTCTAGCCAGATTAGGATTACTAGGTCCGGGAGGATAGTATGGCGAGTCAACAAGGTTTCGATAAGAATATCCCGGAGATGTTTGGGGTGTTGCCCGAGCTAATAACGGGCGGTATAACTAATTCGGAAGACATCCTCTCTATTTTGTATACGGAAAATCTGCCAACTCCTCCTGTCGAACCGAAGATGGCTGTAACGCCACAGAACTACGATCAAGATCTACGGAACACTCGTGACCCGGATATGGCAGCCGACTCAGCTTTTAACAGGGCTATTAGTCAGGTTGGAGGCGATCTTGAGCAGAACATGATAGATATACTGGCCTCTTCTCAAGGAAAGGCCAGAACAGCGGCGGGACTATTGCCCACTACCCCTATGGAAAGAGATCACCCGTCAACGAAGGCGGCGACGAAGGCGCTCACACAAGCTCTTGGAACGGAGTTTGGCGTAAGCCCAGACGCAATTGAAAAAGAACATAACAGTATGATTCAAGGCGTTGAGGACAGAACTATCGAACAGGTGCTTGACGAACTGCCTCAAGAAGAACAGCAGAAGTTATCCGAGTTTCTAAAGAACGTAAATATAGAGGAAAAGCCGGAACTAGGCAGGATGTCTGAAGATCCGCGCCAGCAGGTTATGTATGAGCCGGGCCAAATGCAAGGGTTACCTCCCGCATTTGATGCTGATTATTATAAACCAATTCAAGATGAGGTGGCAAAGACGGCTGGCTTTAATGTCCCTGAAAATGGGGAAGAAGATAAAGAGGCCGAAATAGATGAAGAAGCCGAAATAGATGAAGAAGCCGAAGAAGATGAAGGGACTTCGGGAAATCAAAAGGCGGAACCGAAAAAAATAACCGATACATATAACGCAATACTTAACGAGATGGGTTTAAATGCGCCAGCAGAGCCAATTAGCGTACCGCCCAATATGCCCGTACCCGGTAGTGCTGACGCTATGCGGTCGGCAAGAAGCTTTGAGGAGTCCGCAGATCTTTGGCAAGCCCTTCGGCGAAAACAGTTGGGAGAAAGGGCTTTTAATCCAAATATTTGGGGCGCAAGGATGGTTGGGTTTGAACCAACGTGGGAACGATATTTAGCTACATCAGCGATGGATCCTGGAGTGCCAGATTTTCTTTCTTTCTTGCAACAGAAACCTACAGAAATAGATCGAGAAGATTTGTGGAGAAGGATGGTGGAAGAAAGCGGACAGATGGATCACCCTTATAGCGCCAGCGCACTTCCGGGGCAAGCAGATTTATTGAAAGACCATCCTGGTTATGTGGATATGTCCAGCGTTGCTACTACTCAGGATTTCATAGATCGAGAAGTACCAGGATTTACCGGCGTAAAAAGCGGCAGGATTAATCCGATAACAGGTCTTCCAGCGAATTGGGAAGAAGGGCAGCCTCAGATGGGCTCCTTGCCGCCAGAAGACCCGCTCCGAGCTTTTCTAAGCACAGGAGATCCATCTCTAACAAAGCAATATAATGTGGGACTTATGGCTGCGGCTATGGGTGCTGGTTCCGGTTTAGGTGGATCTGCTTTGCGAAATAGATTAAGAAATCTATATGATTTGTATGCACCAATGACTATAACAGATCCTGACGTTACTCCTCCTGGTGGGTTTATTAATTGGTATTCTCAAAACGTAGGTGGATTTAGATAAGAGAGGTTTATAATGGCAACAAGAGACATAGTTGGGGGACAATGGCAGACAGGAAGAACTACGGCGCCAGATGATTTTTGGGATTTCGGCACGACTGATTTTGGTGCTTATATACCAAAGATGAATGTGGAACAAACATTCGCAGAAAGACCGGCAGATCTTTGGGAAACGGCGAGATTAGCGCAAATGGGAAGAAGAGGAATGTTGCCTCAGTGGCAACGGCAGAGATTCTCGGGATTTGGACCTGCGCTTGGGTCGTACTATTTGGCTGGAGGCCCAGGGACATTTGCTGAGTATATGAAAGCTCAGGCGCAAACAGCTACATCTACATCTGACCTAGAAACACGCGCTAACTGGGCTAACGCTATCGCCGCATCTCGGGCAATGGCGGTACAGGATCAACCCTGGCTATCTGGGGAAACTACGAGCGTTCCTCCGACGACGTTAACTCCTCAGCAGGTAGCTATGCA